GATAGTGAAGTTAATAAAAGAAATTTAATTAAAAATGTTAAATCATTATATAAGGCAAAAGGTACTTCAGCTGGTCATTCACTATTTTTTAGATTGTTATTTAATGAACAATCAGAAACAATTTATCCTAGAGAAAACTTATTAAAAACTTCAGACGGACAATTTGACTCTTTAAAAATTTTAAGAATTCTTGAAAGAGTAGGTAATACAGAGGGATTAATTGGTAGAACAATTACAGGTAAAGACTCAAGAGCAACTGCTATTATTGAAAACTTATCACGTTTTCAAATTGGTGATGATACAATTACAGAATTAGTTTTAAACCAAGATAGTATTGTTGGTACTTTTCAAATAGGTGAAGAAGTATCAGGAACAAAAAGTGAAACAGATGACTTCTTTATAAAGGCAGATATTACAGGTATTCCTGGAACAAAAACAATTACAAATTCAGGTTCACTTTACAAAATAGATGACAAAGTTAAAGTTACCGCTGGTGGTATTGGTGCATTATTTCAAATATCGGATATCGGTGCAGGTCAAATTGATAAATTAATTTTAGATGATGTAGGTTCTAATTATGAGATTGGTGATACAATTAATTTTGACAATACAGGTACTTTTGGTAATAACGCTGCCGGTTTTGTTAGTATTGTAAATGGTAGTATTGTAGACCAAAATGGCACTAAAGCACCTGCTGATGGTTCAGAGGACAGAATTCTTTTAGAAGATGAAACTTGCGCCGGTGATATTTATGAGGGACAAGATATTGTTCAAGAATCAGCAACAACATCTCCTGAAGTTCCTGGTTTTCCTGGTTCAGCAGATAATTCAAGTGGTCAAATAACAAAAGTTTTCTTATCAGATACAGGTAACGGATATAAAAGTTTACCTACAACAACTATTACAAGTTCAACAGGTAATGGTGGTAAAGTTGTTGCATATGGTGATAATGTAGGAAAAATTAATTCATTAAAAACGGTAGAACACGGTAAAGGTTATGAGACAGCACCGTCACCAACTTTAGATTTTGTAAAAAACTTTTTAGTAATTGATATTTCAGGTACGTTTATAGCTGGCAATACTTTTACTACTTCAGGTTCAGCTTCAGGTAAAATTTTAGAGTTAGATACAAATACGCAAGTTTTAAAATTAGATGAAGTTACCGGTACTATTAATATAAATGATACTATAACATCACAAACAGGCGGTACTTGTAAGATTAAAGAACACAATTTAGCAACTGCTACCGTCAATGTTGTACCAATAACAGATACAGATGGTGAATTTATTAATGAACAAGGTAAACTTTCTGAAAGTACAATGAGAGTACAAGATAGTTTATACTATCAAGATTTTTCTTATGTAATAAAAGTTGGTCAATCTATTAATGCGTGGCGAGATAGTTTTAAAAAGACTATGCATACTTCAGGTTTTTATTTTACAGGACAAGTTAACGTTGCAACTCAATTAGATTTAAGTTTGAAATCGCCAGTTATTGGTTCTGTTTCAGGTATTGCTGATAGTCCATTTATGAGATTAATCAATACACTATTCTCTACAATTTTTGGTAGAAGATTAGGAACAAATACAGACGGAACAAGTAAGAGAGCTAACCCACAAACTAGTGGACAAATAGATAGCGACCCATTAACACACGAACATTTTAGTGATAATCAAAGAGACGTGACCTTAACAAGGGCACCTCTTGAAATTGATTATTTAAGTAGAGTTAGAAGAATAATACCTGATTCTACAACTAATCATAACGTTAGACAAGGACACGCATACGCAGGACCGAGATATGCATTTTTAGATAAAAATATACAAACTATATTTGAAGGTGCTGGTTTTACATTTCAGACCTTTCACGATATAAAAATCATAGGTACTAGAACAGGATTAGATGGTCAACCAGCAATATTCATTGCTACATCACATCCAGATGGTAGAAATCTAAAGACTAATTTTACAATACCTGCTACGATTGCAACTAACAAAAACCTCTTTTCTAACACAATTACCAACTTCAGTCAAACAACAGCTACGTTTGATGATACAACGCCTTAGGAATGATTATAAATAGTAGAGAGATTTAAAATATGGCAAAGAGTACAATAAATTTAGGAAGTTCACCAAATGACGGAACAGGTTCAAACCTACGTACAGGTGGTACTATAATCAATAATAACTTTAACGAGATATATTCTAATTTCGGTGATGGTACAAACTTAAAACCATTCATTGACTTTGCAGATGACTCGTCAACGGTTTTAAGAACAAACATAGGTAATCCTATTACGGTTACTGGTGGTCTTGGTATTCAAACTTCAATTACTTCAGGTAAATTACAAATCGCAGTAGATAACTCGGTACTAACTGCTAACGCAACTGCTACACTTACAAATAAAACTATTAGTTTAAGTAATAACACCGTTTCAGGCACATTAACAGAATTTAATAACGCAATAAGTGGCACAGAATTTGCTACGACAGACCAATCTCAAACTATTACTAATAAAACTATGAGTGGTGCGTTAAATACATTTTCAGCAATACCAAATACTGGTCTTGCTAATTCAGGTATTACAATTAGAGATAACACTTCAACAACAGATGTTGTAAATTTAGGAGAAACATTATCTATTTTAGGTACTGGCTCTGTATCAAGTTCGGTAACAGGTAATACGGTAACTCTAAACGTATCAAACTTAACAAATGCTGACTTATCAGGTAGTGCAGGTATCACTAACGCAAACTTAGCTAATTCTTCAATAACAATTGGTAATGGTTCTGTAAATTTAGGAGATACTTTAACAAGTACAGGTAATTTTAATTTAACAGGTTCATCTTCAATTTCAGGTACAGGTACAATTGACCAAACTGGTTCAGGTTCTAAAGTTAGATTTAATTTTGCTAACGTACCTAGTTTCCCTAGTTATTCAACATACTCTGGTTCAATTGCGATTGATGAAACAAATGAGATAATGAAATTCGCTTCGCCAAGTGCTTGGATTGAAGTATTATCAGAAAACTCTGTATTAGATAAAATTTCAAACGTATTTCAAACTGGTGTACAAAATGGTTATGTACTAAAATGGAATTCAGGTACTGCTCGTTGGGAAGCAGGTGCAGAATCAGGTGGCGGTTCATCTTTAACGGTACAAGATGAGGGTAGTGCCTTATCAACAGACGCAACAACATTAAATTTCGTAGGTGCAGGCGTAACCGCTTCAGGCACAGGTGCAACAAAAACTATTACGATAGCAGGTGGTGGTGCAAGTGCTTTAGATGATTTATCAGATGTAACCAATTCATCACCAGTTGCAGGACACACTTTAGTTTATGATGGTTCTGGTTGGGTACAGGCAACAACACCAGTTTCTCAACTATTGGTAACATCAAGTGGTTCTAGTGGTTATAGATTTACAGGTGCAGGTTTCCCTTCAACTTCAGGTAATAATCCTGATTTACATTTAAAAAAAGGTCAAACTTATTACTTTATTAACAACTCTGGTGGTTCACACCCATTTAGAATACAATCAACAACCGGTACAGGTGGTACAGCGTATAATACAGGAGTTACCAACAATGGTGCTGCTTCGGGTGCAATAATATTTCACGTTTCAATGGATAGTCCAGCAACTCTTTATTATCAATGTACTAATCACGGTGCAATGGTAGGAAACATTAACATAACATAGTGAGAAGTCTTATAAATATTGATTAAGGAAGAAAAAATATGCCAGCAATTATAACAAACAAGTTTAGAATACACAACTCTGAGCAGTTTAAAGAATCTTTTTCTGAAGCTTCAGGAAACACATATTATCTAGGTATTGGTAGAGCAATGCCATTTAATACTGCTACAAGAGGAGATGGTAGAACAGACAATCAAGGTACAGATGTTTTACCAATTACACCAGCCGACAATGCAAATGCAGAGTCATTTACTTATGATGACCTATTAGCAGTTAAAAAAGTAGCAGATACAGATACAGCTTTTGTAGCACCAAGAAGAAACTGGATAACTGGTACAACATACGATATTTACAGACACGACTATGGCGAAAGAATTACTGGCACAACAACTCAACAATCAGCTAATAGTGGTGTATTTAATTTATTTGACGCAAACTTTTATGTACTAAACTCAGCAAGAAACGTTTACAAATGTTTAGATAATAATAACAATTCTGCCTCAACGGTAGAACCTACTGGAACAGACACAATTGTATTATCAACTGCTGATGGTTACAAATGGAAATATATGTACACAATGTCTGCTTCTGAACAATCAAACTTTTTATCAACTGACTTTATGGCAGTTTCAACAAACGGTTCAGTATCTTCAAATGCTGTTGACGGTTCAATTGACATTGTAAAAATTAAAACTGCTGGTTCAGGTGGTACAGATGGTACTCACACAAATATTCCGATTAGAGGTGATGGTACTGGCGGTGTTGTATCGGTGACGGTAACTTCAGGTGCAGTAACCTCGGTAGCGGTAACTACAGCAGGTTCAGGTTATACTTTTGCAACAATCAGTAATGCTCAAATAGTAGCTGCTGGTGCAACTAATTTAGTTGGTGCAGAATTAGATGTAATTATCCCACCAAAAGGCGGACACGGATTTAATGCAGTACAAGAATTAGGTGCTTTCTTTGTAATGACAAATACAAGTTTAGAAGGAACAGAATCAGCAAACTCTGGTGACGTTTCAGTTGCTAATGACTTTAGAAAAGTATGTTTAATTAGAGACCCGAAATCTGGTGGTTCAGCTGCTTCAGCAAATACATTGAGAGCTACAACAGCAATCAAATTAACAGGTGTTTCAGGTTCTTTTAGTGTAGATGAAAAAATTACACAAGCTTCAACAGGCGCTGTAGGTAAAGTTGTTGAATTTGATTCTACAAATGCCATAATTTATTTTGTACAAAGCAGACACTCAAACGAGGGTATTGACGCAAATGGTAATCAAGTTGCCTTTTCAGGTTCAGGACAAATTTCTGGCGAAGGTGGTACACCAGCAACAGCAACACCTGATACAAGTCATAGTGCAACAACAAATAACGTAGTATTCAATTCAGGATATTCTGTGCCAGAAATAGACCACGATTCAGGTGATGTTTTATATGTAGAAAACAGAGCACCAATAACAAGAGCGGCAGACCAGACAGAGAATATCAAGTTGATTATAGAATTTTAAGGGGATAACAGACTATGCCAAGTCCAACTGAT